GATCACAGTGGATCAGAGAAAAAACCTGCCGCACCGAGTAAGGCTGAGGTGATAAAGGCTTCCAAAATGCCTCAGTGGCAGAAGGACGCCTATCTGAAAGAATTACGGGGTTTGAAAAAAGAAAATGACCAAGTACCCTTTCTTGTTTATGCCAAAATCCGAAAAATTAGAGAGAGCTTGATTAAGCCAATGCTTGCTTATCCAAGGGCGGTCAAAGTCGAGATAGCGTCACCCAGAGAATGGGATGAAATTTTTAAGAACTTTTGAAGGAGATAGAATATGGCAATCGTAAGAACATTTAACGGCGCGGCTATTATCAAGCCTGGTGCCTATTCTAAAATTGTAGTTGAAAACCTAACCGGGTTCCCGCTCTTACCCACTGGGACTGTGGGAATCGTGGGAGAAGCTGTTGGGGGCAAACCAAGAGTCCTCGATATTCTTTCTCGCGAAGGCATCCAAGATGCAAAATCCAGGTACAAGTCAGGACCAATCGCAGATGTCCTTGAGCTTTTGGTCAATCCTTCAAATGATCCCCGTATCGCAAACGGTGCGAGCAAAATTGTTGTCTACAAGGTAAACGATAGCACTCAGTCTTCTACAAATTTGCAAAATATCGATTCTGTAAATCAAATCCTTTTGAAATCCAAAAACTATGGTGACGATGAAAACAACGTGAGTGTTGTTGTCTCTGCGGGCTCAGTCTCAGATTTAAACGCAACCATTTTCGGTTCGGTTGCCGGTCCCTATGTTTTGGCTGGTGGTGAAACTCTCCTAGTGAGATCTAACAACACGAACTACGTTTTCACGAATACCCTGGTCGGTGCAGCGGTAGCGGCTTCGGCTCTTATCGTTGAGCTTAATACGGCAGCACGATGGTCTGGTTCATTAAAGCCCGTCATCGCCTCGGCTTCTGCCACTCTTACAAACGCGATTGATCTCGCGCTTGATCCTCTGGTCGTTTTATTGAGTGCAAAGGATTATGGATATCTTAAAATAGATGCGGCTTCCACACTAGACACTATCACTGGGCATATTGGTTCCGCTCGTGGTCGCAAGGGAAGTCGAATCCTTACTTTCAGAAAAGGGACAACGGTTGAAACTCTTCAAGAGGTTTCGGTACTTAATCAGATGAGCCTCCTCTACACAGGAGCCGGGACCGCAGCGGCTTTGACCATTCAAGATGTCGCTGGAGAAATGAAATTTACCACAAGTGTCACTGGTGTTCCGGCTGACAATTTGAGTTTTGTTCTAAAAAATGTGGATGGGAAAGTTCTTCTCACTCTTCAAGAACTTGTTGATCGTATCAATGATGTCGCCAATTGGACCGCAGTTGTTCTTTCTCAAAGTCCAGATGGGGATGCAGATCAATTGGATTATTACAATGCCATGCAGGTAAAGGATGTCGCTGGAGTATTAAAACGAGATATTCGAGATACTGTAGACACAGTAAACTCCTTAAGCCAGTACGCTGAAGCGACAAAAATTTCTAATGTTTATAAAGAACTTAAAACCTACAGTGCAAAAAAGTTTTTCATTGGCGGGACAGATGGTTCTTCTGTAAATGCTGACTGGGCAGACGCCTTTGAAGCTCTGAAAGAAGAGCGAATCAACGTCGTAGTCCCTTTAATCTCTAAAGATCAAGGGGCACTTTCAGTCGATTCAATCAATGCATCGGCTGCGGCTCATGCAGCTTATGGTTGGTCAACCGTTGGTCGAAACGAGAGACACGCCTTTGTTTCAAAACTTGGGACGAAAGATGAATTCAAAGATGCCGCCCGCGCCACGAATAGCGCGTTCGTCTCAATGGTTGGTCAACAAGTAGAAGTGCTGGATCGTTTCGGAACACTGAGTTTCTTAGATCCACATGCGTTTGCCTGTATCTGCGCCGGACTTCGAGCGGGAGCTGAAGTGGGAGAGCCACTCACTCATAAACTTATTCGCGTGAATAACATGCGGGTACTCGATGGTAGTTGGAACCCGAAGAAAGACTACGCTGAAATGATCGAAGCCGGATGTCTTATCGGCGAGGCTCTTGATTCGGGTGGTTTCAGAGTAATATTGGGTAATACTACATATTCCAAAGACGCCAATTTTGTTTTCAATCGTGAATCTGTGGTTCAAGCCGCCGGATACGTTGCTTACGATATACGGATAAACCTTGAGGCGGTTTTCACTGGGACCAAGGCAAGAACTGGTACAGCGGAAGCGGTCGCCAATTTTATCAGAGCCAGGATGTCTACTTACCTGGCTGCCGATATTATTGTTGGTGATGATTTGAACAATGGGCTTGGATTCAAAAATCTGAATGTAGTGGTTGAGGGCAATACTGCGGTTGTGAATATTTCAATCACGCCGGTTCAGGGAATTGATTTCATTCTGCCGACAATTTATCTCAGCGATATTAGGCAGAGTGCATAACTATTTGCGAAGGAGCTAAGACATGCCACATTTAAATACTGGTGCAAAGACTCAGGTAATGACCGGAGCAAAGGCAATTTTTAGATTGAATGGCCATCAGGTAGCTTACGCATCAAGTGTCACCTACAATGAAAATCTTCAGCTCGAAGAGGTTAATGTCTTGGACCAACTTGAGACCAAAGAGTTGGCTGAAGTCGGTTACCGGGTAGATCTTTCTTGCCAGACCTTCAGAGTGCAGAATCAATCGGTGAAACAACTGGGCATTATGTCCAGACTTCAGGATGTTCTTACTCAGGGTGATTTGACGGCAGAGGTTGTCGATCGCATTTCAAATGCAACACTTTTGCTTATGGAGGGTGTGAAACTTGAATCGCGTCAAACCACGGTGGATGCCAGGGGGCTTATGACCGAAACTTGGAATTTCCGTGGAATCAGGTCTACCGATGAGGTTGAAGATTCGGTTACATAGACGTTTCTTTATATAAAGAATTGGCTCGTAAGAGCCTAATTAGATTGAGGAAAAATGAAAAAGTACACTTTACCACAAATGGATCATGTCTTTTCCGTCCAGGCGGTCGGTGAGGAAACCGGCATAAACTGGGTTGGAGAATTCACCTACCGAAGACCTACCCTCTGGGAGCGCAGTCAAATTGATGTAATGCGAGCCCGTCTCAACGGCGATATGACTACGCTTGATCAGAATGTCGCGACATTCAACGAAGCTATCGCTCATCTCAGGTACACCCTCAAAGAATCCCCAGAATGGTGGAAAGAGGCTGACGCCGGTGGTGCGCTCTACGACGCCAACATTGTCTCCATTGTCTACAACAACTGTATGGAATTCGAAAAGAAGTGGCTGGCAAAACTGTATGGAGGCAAAGCAGAGGCAATAGAGGCAAAGAATGAAATTCAAAGCGATAAAGGACAGATCACTTCCGTTAGCGGAGCTAAGTGATTCCAATTTTCATCGGATTGCAATTTCAAATCTTGATAGCACTGAGCGAAAAATTGCCAGATGGTGGGCTAAAAAGTACCGAACGCCACTAAAGCCTTACCGGGATCACACGTTTGAAGAGCTTCTGATAGAGATGCTGGAGGACTACTATGAAGACCATCCAGCCGAGCGTAATCGCTTCCTTGGTCAATCTGACGATGATTGGGACGGTAGAACGTCACCAGAGCACGAGCGGCGCATCCAAAAGCGTTTGAGCAAGATTAAGAAGGTCGATGTCTCGAAGTACCAAGACAAAGAACAGTTATCCGAAGAGGATGAAAAGCTAACGATTGAAGGTCTTGGAATGAACCTACCAAAGAGTAGAATAGTGAAAGCGAATTCAGATGAATTTGAAGAGGTCTTTGACTAATGCCTAGAGAAGCGAAGATAAAACTTAGCGCCGATATCGGTGGGCTTCGAAGAGAAGTCAAACAAGCCGAGGCACTCCTCACCAGTTTTGTAACCAGCACTGGTAAAAAACTCGATCGTCTTTCTATCAGGCAAGTCGCTTTGAAAGGGATTCGACAGCGGCAAGATCAGGGGATGAATGAGGCGACAAGAGCCGTAAGAGAGATGGGTGAGTGGAAGGGGAAAGGTGGAGGCGGTGGAGCTGGGGGTGGAGGGCAACAAGGCGGAGGTGGTCGTGGCGTTCTTTCAATGCTTGGTTCCACCATATCTTCAATTATCGGTATTGGTATCGGCGTCGCCACGATAGGAGCACTTTATCGCAGAAGGCTTAGTGAAGCAGAATCAAATCTTAGAACGCGAGCTTTGACTGGTGGTGCAGCGATACCGACCGGAAGGGTTTCTCGCTTTGGTTTTAGTGCGGAGGATCAAAGAGAAAGGTCTATCGGCATTGGTAAAGCTGTAGGTCAAAATTTAACTCAAACTCAATTAATTGGGGCGATTGATCAAAGCGAACAATTAGAGCGAGATTTTGGGATCACGGGCGAACAATCCTCTGGGCTAATGGGGGCTGCCAGAAAAGCTGGGGCTGGTGGAATCGCTGAACAGTCTAAAATTCTTGCGCAAACTGTCGGTGGAGCAAGAACGGCTGGTCTTACTGGATCAAGGGTAGAAGAATATCTTGGCTCTATGACAAATTTTCTTTCTCAGATTTCTGAGGGAGTGAATATTGATCAAAGCTCTCTGCAAGGGTTTGCTTCTTCTATAGCTGGGATGCCGTTTTTTAAAGATGATCCGTCTCGTACTTTTAGAGCCGCACAGACAATGGACCAGGCTTTCAAGGGCGGCGATAGATTCGGTCAGGCTTTAACCGCGAATGCTATGCGCTCGATGTCTGGTGGTGCAAGTCCATACGCAATGGAAATGAAAAGGGGCGCGGGGCTTTTTGGAGGAATCGATAAAGAAGAATTAAAACAAATGGGTTTCACTGGTGCCGATCTAGATTTTATGGCTTTAAAAGGTGTGGATATCCAACAAAAACGGGCAGAAATATTGAAAGGACAATTGGCTGGCAGAGGATTCTCAGAACAAATGTTTGGTATGGCTACAGGACTTGGGTTTTCTCCTGGTGATCGGGGTGGGATGCAGATAGCCAGTAAAATGCTTAAAGGCGGGAGGCTTAATGAAAAAGAAATAAAGCAGCTTGAGAAGGCTGGGATGACACCAGAGGCAAGGCTTGAAGACGCTTTAGACAGAAACGCTTTGTCTTTTAGTTCTAAGGTTGAGGCTTTAGTAAATTCTCTTAGTCTGTACGTTGAAAAACCAGTGACAGCTTTGGGCCAAATTATTTCTTCAGCCTTTAATGTTAAAGAGGGTGAACAAGCTTCCGCTGGTGGGGTAGCTTCTAAAGTTGGAGATGCAGTTATCAATCAAATAACGACTGGAGGCGCTGGAGGAGGAGGCATACAAGAGCCTGTTTTTAAAAGCATTATTGACATGGCTCATACTGGGAGAGATCCGAATGCACCAAAAAAGAAGGGGCGTTTAACTCAAATAAGAGAGGAAATGGCTGCCGGGAAAGAGCCGCAGATGAATTGGTTCGAGAGATACTTTCTTCAAATGGACAAGCTCGCTAAGTCATTAGATGCCAATACTGCCGCTACAAAGGGGAATACCAATGGGGGTGGGACCAAGAGACCTTCCAACTCCACCGTGGTAGGGAAAGATTAATGCCTGGGGCTTCTAAATTTGAAGATCGCAGTATATTCGGGAAATTCCCAGTTGATAGGAGGAATCTTGCTTCTCGAAGTAGTTTCGTGAGTGTCACCTATTGGCATTATAGAAAACAAAATTTTGGAACTCCGAGCAATATTCAGTCACAAACTGTGATTAATTTATTGGATAATACCGCCTTTGATGAAATCGAGACTGGTCGGATTGAAGAGGAAATCTCTTCGTGTACGGTATCGAAATCTCTTTCATATCCATCTGCCAATTTTGAATTAACGCTTCTGCCAACAACAAATTGGAAGGAAAAAATATCTCCTGGTGATTGGGTGGCTATTTATTTTTTCGACACATATCGAAAAAAAGATGCTATCAACGATGAAAGAAAAAATTTGGTTCTTTTGGGCAACATTGATCGTGTAGCCCGTTCTATCTCTAAAGACGATGAGACTGACAAAATAGAATTACGATATATCGTCAGTGGAAGAAATTTCGGGAAAGTCTTTGAAGACACAGAAATCTGGTACAACCCATTCAGTATCCAAACTCAATATCTCGATGTAACACTTAGAAAAGCCGGGCTCATGATTTCTGGTGGACCATCGGAGCTTGTTGAAAACATTCTTAAGATATTCCTTGGTCCAGGTGCCAATCTTCCGAATCAAGGCAATTACCCGGCGATGGGGCAATGGAGGATACCAACGGCTATTTCAAATCTGTTTCAAACATCTTCTGCGAATAGTGCTTCTAAACCAGTTTTTTTTGATATTCTTAGAAATCAAATCACTTTGGACTTACCTGGTAAAAAAGCAGTTCAACAACTTAATGTCGATGCCAATGGGACTGTCTGGGATATTCTAAAGCGAAGCTCGAATTCTGTGATTAATGAAATGTTTGTAGAAGAGGTGAGAGATTCTTCTGGCATCGCCATGCCGACTATAGTCCTTAGACCAAAGCCATTTAATACACCATTTATTGATGATCTTTCTTACCGTAAAAATATAGCCTCTATCAAGAATTCCATAATCAGATTTCAAGATTTGGCTTTGACAAGCTATGTAGAGATTTCACCTGCGGAAATTCGATATGAAAATATCGGCAAAGATGATCACTCAAGATTCAATTTGTTTTGGCTTACACCAACAAATAATTTAGAATATTTGCTTTCCCCTACTGCCAATGTGGACACTAAATCACAAATTGGAAACCCAACATTTTGCAGACAATCTATCCTTCGTTATGGGTTGAAAAGATGCGAGCAATCTCTTGAGTTTTGTTCAGCCAGCAATTTCGGGATGATCCCAAATATAGAATTAGAAAAGGCATTTTTAGTACAACTTTATGACATGAACTTCGCCAATCATCTTTATGATTCAGGGACCATCGAATGTACCGGCGTTTTAGAAGCTGAACTTGGGAAGGTTCTAATTATTCTCCCGCATCGCCCAAAAGATCCGAAAAAAGCATATTACGTTGAGGGGTATGAGCACAAATGGCAATTTCCAAATATTTGGAGTACAACTTTCACCGTTAGTCATGGGCAATTTGTAGACAAAAATAACCCATTCATTGATGCGATTTTCGCTGGCAGAAAAGCATCGACTGTAACAACTGAAAGTTGTACTCCAAATATTTGGA